CCCCCCACCCCCAGGGGCGGGAGTCATCCGGCCGCTTCGCTCCGGGCTATAGCGGGAACCCACGCGGAAGACCCCCCGGTCACGTGTCCTTCCGTACCTACCTGCGCCGGATCTTTATGGGCGATCCTAATCTGATGGAGGAGATCCTCAGAACGCTCATTCGGGACGGTCAGATAGACAGCAAGATGGCCCTGCAGCTAATGCAGTGGCACGACGGGGACAACCCGGACGCGTTCGACAAGGAGCAGCAGCTTGCGACGGCGCAGGCGACGCGTAACCCTGCGGACGTGCTAATGGCCTGCGTTGCCGCGCTGCGGCAGGCTGGTCTGGACGACGTGGCGGATCGTCTGCAGGAGCCTTTGCCTAGTGGTCAACAGGAAGATTGACGTTGAAGCGGCCCGGAGGCGTATCCGCGAGCTAGCGGAGGACGCTCTTTTGGAGTACTACGACGCGCTCGACGAAACAGGCGACCCGTTAGACCCCAACTGCGTAGCCCTGCTGGCGCGCCACGACGCATTGCAAGACGCCCTGGACCAGATAGAGCCCACTAGGCAGATCCTGCGCTGGGAGCGCGCGGATTGGACCTCCTAGACGTCAAGAGCATCCCCCTAGAGCTACGGGGGCCGATGCAGGAGCTACGTTGGCTACCCCACCGCAAGGAGGACGGCCATCGGGTGCGCGCGATCATGATCGACAGTTCTGCGGGCACCGGGAAGTCGATTGGAACGGGGGCCACATTGGTGCGGTGGTGCCTGGACTACCCTGGGTCCCGCTTTCTTGTGTGCCGCCAGACGCTCAAGAGCCTCAGGAACTCCTGGCAGACCTCTTTTGAGGAGCAAGTTCTGCCTGCATACGGGCTCAGCCCAGGGCGAGGCAGCAAACAGCACCGTCAGGAGTACACGATTGGGGGCTCCACCATCGTTTTGAGCGGCCTGGACGAGCCCCAGAAGCTCTATTCCACGGAATGGAACGGTGTGCTGATGGTGGAGGGCTCAGAGGCCAGCGAGGACAGCTTCGAGCGCTTCTTCCGCTCCCTGCGTTGGCCCAAAGGGGCCCCATTCCACGTCATGGTGGTCGAAACCAACCCGGATTCGCCCTACCACTGGCTCTACCAGAAGTTCATCGAGGACCCCCCTCCGGGCTTCGTGAGGCGCAGGGCCACTTTCCGGGACAATCCGGCGTACTACGACGCCGATGCTGAGGAGTGGACCCCTGCTGGGGCCGAGTTCCGGGACAACCTGCTGTACGGAATGAGCGGGGTGCGCTTCCAGAGGCTCTATGAGGGCCGCTGGGCAGCCGCTGAGGGGCAGGTTTTCGACTGCTTCGACCCCAACCAGCACGTCGTCCACGCCGAGGTCAGCCGTGGAAACGACGGTTACTTCTACGTTTTTGAGCCTGAACAGGAGCCAATCCGCCTGGAGTGGATGGCGGCAGGCCAGGACTGGGGCTTCAAGAGCCCAGGGGTGGTTAGCGTCTGGGGCTTCTCGTCTGACGGGACCGCCTATCTGGTCGAGGAGGTCTACCAGACCGAGCGAGACGACGCGTGGTGGACGGACGAGATCGAGAGGCTCCACGAGTACTACGGCTTCTGGAGGGTCGTCAGCGACCCGGAGAACGCCGCTGGCATAGCCATGGCTAACCGCCGCCTGCGGGCCCGAGACGGGCGCCCCCTGCTGACCTTCGCGGACAAGCACAGCAGCAAGGCCGGTAAGCGCAAGTTCGCCATGGTCATGCACGCGTACCACCTGATGCACAGCGGCAAAATCCGGTTCCTAGAGGACTCCCGGAAGCACGACGCTGACGTGAACCTGCGGAAAAAGCCCACCCGGACGGTCGAGGAGATTCCGGGCTACCAGTGGGCCCCGGTTCGGACGTCCAAAATGTACGAGGCCGTGGGGGGCGAGGGCCCGGCGGCGGACATCCCCATCAAGGTCAACGACCACGGGATTGACGCCATGCTTTACCTGCTATGGGCAGTATTTGAGAAGCACGTCAAACCCCCTAATATGGAGATCTACGAGCCCAGGCGCCCAGAGCACGTTCTGACGCGCGACCCTGAGTACCTGCGGCTTATAAGGCTCCGGGAGCAGTGACATGCTGAAGGACGACGAGAACAGCCTGTATAGCGAGGTCAAAGCGGCCGAAGAGGACCGCGACCTGCACATGCGCCATTTCCGCAAGATGGTGCAGCGCAGTCATGGCCGCGCATACAAAAACCCGAGCAACCTCAGCCACGGCGCGTGCCTGGAGAACCATTACCACGAGTACGTCAGCCTGATGCTGCCGCGACTGGTGCTGGACAACCCGAAGGTGCGGGTGACTTCTCGCGACGAGGCGGCCATGGCGTCTATGGGTGAGATCCCGGACACCGAGGCCCTGGCCCACAGCCTCAACCGCTGGGTCAAAGACACCCAGTTCGACCGCCTCCTGACGGACTACGCGACCGACGGCTTCTACGCCTGGGGCGTGGCCTACGTCTACCAAGAGCCGTATCCCGGCCCGGTGCCCGAGATGGCGCGCGACGGGCTTCTGGAGGACGAAGTGGTGATGCGCCCGCGCGTCATTACCATCGACCCTACCGACGTGTTCTGGGACCCGCTGGCGACCCGCCGTGACGCGGTGCGCTACATGGGCCACTGCTACACGCGTGATCGCGACGACCTTCTTGAGGAGGCGTCCCGCAACCCGGATCTCGGCTGGCGTGAAGAGGCGATCCGTGCGGCGGCTTCTGCGCATCAGGACGATGACCACCTAGAGACGGTGGATCGCGACGAGCTTCGCATCTACGAAGTGTGGATTCCTGAGCAGGTCGTCGATGACGAGGTTGGCGAGCGCGACGGGTTCAACGGCACGCTGTACACGCTGGGCTCTCAGTCTCACAAAGACGGCACCACCGACGGCATCTTCCTGCGTGACCCGCAGCCGTGGTTCGGGCCCAAAGAGGGCCCCTACGTCGTGTGGGGCGTGTACCCGGTGCCGAACGAGACGTACTGGCTGTCCCCTCTGGCTGCCGTCGAAGATCAGGTCCAAAGTCTCAACGACTTCACCAACGCGTTCCTCGATGGCGCTCGCAAGGCCAAGAAGGGCGTAGCCATCAACGCCTCGGAACCGGAGGTCGCTGACGCGATCAAGAACTTCGAGGACCAGGGCGTCTTCACGCTGCAGACCGGCAACCTGTCGATCCGCGAGGCCGTTGTCCCGGTTGAGGTTGGCGGGCCGCACAGCGAGTTGATGCTGTACATGAACGCCGAGCGCCAGCGTCTAGAGCGCGTGTCGGGCATCACTGATGTGCAGCGCGGACAGGTTGGCGGCGGCGGCACTGCTACTGAGGTCAGCATCGCAGACAGCGCGGCAAACATCCGCGTGGAGTTCGTGCGCAAACAGTTCTATCGCGGTGTGCGCGAGATCCTGCGGCGCGTGGCGTGGTACATGCGCGAGGACCAGCGCAGCCGGTATCCGGTGACCGCAGATGTGGCGCGCAGCCTCGGTATGGAGCCGGGGACCGTGTGGTATCGACCGCCGGAAGACGCCACGCCGTTCGACGCCTATGAGTTTGAGATCGACGCGTACAGCATGAACCGGGCTAACGAGGGCCTGTATCAGCGTCGCGTCCTTGAGTTCATGCAGATGTACGTGCAGATGGCAGGCGTTGGCCTTCAGGCCCCGCCGCTGGCGCCCGTCATCGACAAGATGCTGCAGAAGGCCGCCGAGTCGTTGAACCTGCAAGACATGGGCACGCTCATCACCGAGCAGGCTTTGGTGCAGGCGCAGCAGCAGGCCATGCAGATGCAAATGCAGCAGTCGGCTATGGGCTCGTCGCCCTCCCCCATGAGCGCGGGCGCTGCTAACCCTCTGGCTGGCCGCATGGCGGCGAGCGCTAACAACCCCGGCAACATGATGGCGAACGGTGTCTGATGCCCCTGTACGAGTACATTGACGAAGCCAACGACGAGATCGTCGAGATCTACCTGCACGTAGACGAGTGCGACGACATCGGCGCGATTCGTAACCACGATGGGCGCAAGCTGCGTCGAGTCCTTTCGTCGGTCGCGTCGCGAGTAGACAACGGGTTTGTGTCCCGGCAAGTGCATCGCTTCCACCCGGACGTCAAGCACCACACCAAGGAGGGCTGGGCAGCCTTCAACAACCGCAACGAGGCCAGGGAGTTCATCGCGCGCAACAACGGGCGCGACAGCGCCTCCACAGACTGGGGTTTGGACAGCTAATGGCGATCAACTACCGAGGCGAAAGGTTCAGCGGCTACAACAAGCCGAAGCGAACCCCTGGCAAGAGCAAGAAGTTCGCTGTGCTCGCAAAGCAGGGCGACCAAGTCAAGCTCATCCGCTTCGGTGACCCCAACATGACGATCAAAAAGGACCAGCCCGGCCGCCGCAAGAACTTTCGAGCGCGGCACGGGTGTGACTCCAGACCCCCCAGCAAGATGACTGCACGGTACTGGTCGTGCAAGAAGTGGTAATGACCGACGAACTAGAGACAACCAGCGTTGAGCCCCAAGCCGACGCCCCTGCCGAGGCCAGCCAAGACGCTGGGCTCGCTGCGTTTGCAGCCCTAGAGGCCCAGAGAGGCCTTGGGCTGAACGACGACGACGAATATGCGGCGAAGGACTCTGCAGACGCTCTCGCGAGAGGAGAGAGTGCGAGCGACGCTGGGGAACAGGACGACGAGGCGGATTCTCCGTCAAACGAGCCTGTTGTTGCGCGGTCTGAAGAGCGCGAGGCGGCTGTTAGAGCCCTTCGCCGCGCCAAAACTCCACAGTCTGTAATGGATGGGCTGTCAGACGAGGACCTCATTGCGTGGGGTGCTCAGCTGGCGAAGATCCAGGCAGATGTGGACAACAAGCTATCTGCAAAGACGGCTTCGGAATCTGAAGAGGACGGCGACGACACGGTCGAAGCTGCGGACACCCCCGCGCCTGCGCAAGCAGACGCGACCGCAGACATCGACTGGGACGCTCTGACCGCACCCCTCAAGGACACCTTCGGAGACGATGATGCGGAGGCGGTCATCGCCCCTATGCGGACGATGTTTCAGCGTGTCAGCCAGCAGAACCAAATGCTGTCTAACGCTGTTGAGGGCCTCCTGATCAAGGAGAGCTTTCGCCAGCTGTCGGATGCGTATCCGCAGCTTGCTGATCCTGAGCAGCAAGAGGCTGTCAAGGCCAAGGCTCGTTCCCTGAACTGGGGCGAGTACCAGTCGATGGATGACCTACTCCGCGACGCCGCCCGCCTTGAGTTTGGCAGTCCTCGTGACGCTGCAAAGGAGAAGCGGTCTTCTGTTTCACGTAAACGGTCGGCCAGCCAGACCCGTACTGCTGCGCGCAAGGTCGCTGTGCAGCCCGACTCCGACTTCGACAGCGGATTCGAGATGTTCAAGCGACTGGAACAAGAGCACGGGCTTAGCTGACGGCCACTAACCAAGGAGTTCTCCAATGGGATGGACTGACGTTTTCGCCGACTTCGCGGCAACCACTGACGACACTTACTTCGACTCGCCGGACAAGCTGATCAACCAAGCTACCGAGCGGTCCCCTCTTCTGGGCAAGTTCCTGAAGGCTTCCGGCACGGCCAAGATCATTAAGGGCGGGGAGCGGATGCGCTTCCAGACCTTCTTTGACGAGGTCAACACTGCGGTCGATTACGGCGGCCCGAACCCCACGCTCTCGATCAGCAACCCGCAGATCGTGACCGAAGGTGTTGCGGACTGGCGCTTCTCTGCCGACCACATGGCCTGGACCGATCACGAGATCGGCCTTCAGGTCAACACCTCGATGACCCGTGAGGCTCGTTACCGCCGGATCCGCGACCTGTACGCGGTGAAGGAGCAGCGCCTTGCGACCTCCATCATCAAGCACATGGAGAATCATCTCTTCGCCGTGCCGGATGAGTCGATGGAGGGCTCTGCCGGTTCCAAGCCGTTCTCGATCCCGACGTTCATCACTGAGAACGATGCGGGCCAGGACCCCCACACCTCGACCACCACTTGGTCCACGACGCTTGAGGGCATTGACCCGAGCGCGAACTGGGGCAACCAAGTCGTGTTCTACGACAAGAGTACTGGCCTCAACGCTGGTAACGGCAGCACTGCTGCCTACGGCGATGTCGCCGCCAGTGACGCCGAGGCCCAGGCTCTGTTCGCCGCCTTCGACGAAATGATGCACCTCGTCCAGTACAACCCGCTGCCGATGTACGAGGGCCAGAGCGAGGCGCTGAACAACCCGAACTTCATCGCCGCGTCTAAGGCTGGCCGCAAGGCTTACATGACGGCCCTTCGCCAGCTCAACGACCAACTGGTCGCTGGCTCGCGTCAGGACCCTGCTTACCTGAACCCGCTCTACGCGGGCGTCCCGGTGATTTACGCCAGCAAGCTGGACACCGCGGCCCTGTACGACAGTGAGGGTAAGGCCACTGGTGACGGCTCGACCGGGGTTGTTTCGGAAGGCACCGCTACCGTTGACGTTGCCAGCGGCGTTGATGTCGGCCCCCGCTTCTACTGGATCGACACCGATGTCCTCTGCAAGGTCTTCCACGACGAGCGTTACTTCTCGCGGAAGCAGCCTCAGCCTCACCCGAACCAGCCGTTCAGCCACGTCATGTGGGTTGACTGCTGGCACCAGCTTGTCTGCACCGAGCGGCGCAAGCTGGGCATTATTTCCCCGCAGCAAGACGCCTGATCTGACTAGGAGGTTCTGATATGGGTATTGTCAACTCTCCCAGCACTTACGCTGGGTTCCCGATTGGCCTTGAGGTGGCACCTTGCGATGTCGTCCTTAAGATCTCAGCTACGGTTGCCGCTGGTGATGTCGTGGCGATTGCTCCTGGCGCAACTGAGGGCAACCGCTTTACGACGACGAAGGCCCCCGCAACCGCCAATACGTCCACTGACGACAACGAGTTCGGCGTTTTCGCCGTGGCGCTTGAGGCTGCGACTTATGTTGATGCCATTACCACGGTCTATGCCAAGTTCCGTGTTCAGGGCGTCGTTGATGCCAAGATCTTTGGAACTCCTGGCAAAGGTGCGGCAGTCGCCGTCAAAGAAACCACTAAGGATCTCCAGGCTCCTGCGTTGGGCAACAAGATCGTTGGCTTCATGATGGAGGACGGTGTTTCCGGCCAACTCAAGCAGGTGCTGTTCGACGGCCTCAACGGCTTCGGAACCAGGCACGCCTGATCCTAACGGTGGCCCCTCGGCTTAGGCCGGGGGGCTGCCTTACCCCTGTACAGATACAAACATGGTCTTCCGTCAGTTCGACTCACAGAGCGTTGTTCCCGTCTATGACGCGGAAGTTTCGCTGTACTCCGCCGTCAACGAAACCAATGTGGTGCTTGGGGCCGTGGTCCCTACGACTCTTGAAGAGTCGCCTGATGGGGGCATCGTCTACAAGTACCTCGTGACCGGCGGCATCAACAGCGCAGGCACCTTTCAAGACAACCTGCGCGGCGGCATCCTTGCGATTGCCCTGCAAACCGGCGAGGCCGACACCACCGTGCGCGCGCGCATTACCGGGTATGTCGATGTCGCCATCGACAACTCGTTTGGTGAGACTCAGGTTTCGGCAGGCGACTACCTGACGATCAAGCGCAATGGGATGATGGGCGTCGCGCCTGACGGCCAAAATGTATACGCCATCGCAATGGAAGATGGCCCGGCGGTACTGGGTTCAGGCAATCAGACTGCCGCTAACGCAACGCGCATCAAAGTTGCGAAGCCTATGCCCGGATCCATGGGCGCCAAAGCTAGCCGGTAACACATGGCCCTCCAAGTAAGCACCATTGAGACGTACCTCGAAGCTGCGCTTGGAGGGTCATCTGCTGCTCCCTACACCACTGTCAACATCGTGAACCACACCGGCCAGTGG